AAGCATACACTGCATCGGGCACCACTCTTACACTATCCGCAGCATTAACAAATGGTACGGACGAAATGTATTGTGTATTTTTAGGTAGAGCTGTTGCAACAAACGCACCTGGAGCGGGATCTGTTGGCACTTCACAACTTGCAGCAGACGCAATAACAGAAGCAAAGATTGCAGATGGCGCTGTTGAGAGTGAACATTTAAATAATAATGTTATCTCTGGACAAACTGAATTAGCGGCAGAGCCTGCAGACACAGACGAATTTTTAGTATCAGATGCTGGTACATTAAAAAGAATTGATTACTCATTAATCAAAGGTGGTGGAATTACTAATGCGCAAGAGTTTTATGTTGCTTCATCAAAATCAGCAAGTTCTGGAGTTAATACAGTTTTAGACATGACTTGGTCGGCAACTGGAGGTGTTATTGGTAGCTCAAGCAATGTAACAGTTTCTTCTGGTATTTTTTCTTTTGCAACAACTGGAATTTATTACATACAAGCAAGTTTAAGTTTTTATTTATTATCAAACGATAGTTCAAGATACATTCTGGGCAAAATAGAAGGCACTTCAAATAATAGTAGCTATTCATCTATTGCTCAAGCTTATACATCAATTAATAGTGTTACATCAAATACAGATTACGCAAGTGTTTTTCCAAGCACAATTTTAGATGTTACAGATACATCTAATGTTAAATTTAGATTGACTATGGAAGCAGCTGCAGCATTAGAGATTGAGTATGGATCAAAATCAAGTTCAGTTAAAATAATTAGATTAGGAGATACGTAAGATTATGGCAATAGATAAAGTAACATCGGCATCAATAACAGACGGAACGATAACTAGTTCTGATTTAGCTTCAGGTGCAGTACAAAATCAATCAGCATTTAAAAACATTATTATCAATGGAGATATGAGCTTGGCTCAAAGAGCATCTTCAACTTCTTCAATTACAGGAAATGGCTACCACACAATAGACAGATATAAAACTAATTTAAGCAGTGCTGGAACTTGGACACAATCACAATCAACAACAGTACCTACTGGTCAAGGTTTTGCAACTTCTTTAAAAATGGATTGCACAACTGCTGATGGATCTTTAAGTGCTAGTGATTATTTATATATTGAACAAAATATAGAGGGTCAATTTTTACAATATTTAAAAAAAGGAACTTCATCTGCTGAAAGTACAACTCTTTCATTTTGGGTAAGGTCAAATAAAACTGGAACTTATATTGCTTCAATAAAAGATAATGATAACACTAGAATGATAAACCAATCTTACACAATTTCATCTGCTGATACTTGGGAAAAGAAAACTTTAACTTTTGCTGGAGACACCACTGGTACTTTAGGAAATGATAATGCTACAAGTTTTAGATTAATTCTTTGGTTAGCAGCTGGTTCAGATTATACATCAGGAACTTTATCAACATCTTGGGCAAGTCAGACAAATGCTAATTTAGCAGTGGGTCAAGTCAATCTTGCAGATAGCACATCAAACGAATGGTACATTACAGGAGTACAATTAGAAGCTGGAACATCTGCATCTGATTTTGAGTTTTTGCCAAGAGATGTAAATACAACAAGATGCCAGAGATACTTTCAAAAATCATATAATTTAGATGTTGCACCAGGAACAGCTACAGATAATGGAGTTCAATGGGTAGGAGGATCTTCTGATAATGGAAGTAATATTTCTTTTTTACCTAGTTTTAAAACAACTATGAGAGCCTCACCATCAGTAACAGGATATGCTAGAGATGGAACATCTGGCGAAGGTTATTATGCTAGAAATGGTGCTTCTGGAAATGGAGCTCTTTATGCTCACATGTATAGTCAAAATTCAGTTAGTGTATATGTTGGTATTGGTGCTACTTGGACTTTAGGAACTATAGCAGCTCATACAACTTTAACTGCGGAGTTATAATTATGATTAGTACAGTAGAAAAAAGTTATTTTTTAGGAGAGTTTAAAAGTTACAGAGTAACTTATGACAATGGTATAGTTTCATCTGTACCACTAGACGAAGACAATACAGATTACCAAGAAATTCAACAGTGGATTTCAGAAGGAAACACTGTTATAGATAACGGAGAATAAGGAGGAAAACTATGGCATCACTATCAAGCAAGGTCAAAACATATTGCGCTAATAACGGCGTAGCAGAA